AAGGCTTGGGTTAATCTTGATAAATCAGCATCAGGTGCCGCTGCTAGAGATAGTTTTAATGTTAGTGGCACAACTGATAATGCAACAGGAGATTTTACAGTAACATTTTCGGATAATTTTAGTAATGCAAATTATTCAGTCGCAAGTCACGGGTGTAGATTTCATTCAAACGAGGGAGATCTTGTTTTAGCAAATTATTATTCGAGTGCTTATGCTGATGGACAAACCACATCTATTAACAGGGTTACTTCCACTTATGCTTCAAGTCAAAATCACTTTGATATTCAAGTTGCATCTATGCAATACTTAGGAGATTTAGCATGACAATTGAAACACCTGAATTTCAGGGAACACATTTATGGGAGCGATTACACTGGGCAAAAGAAAAACTTGAGCCTATACAATCCGATTACAGAGTTGTTTGGGAAGATCCAAAAGAACCAGATGCGCCGGCAAAGATCACGATACCAGATCCAAACTGGCTAGCATGTGCAATGCAAGGCGGAATACTACCTCCAGTTCAGTCATATTGGGAACTCAATAAAGATGAGGCTCAACCGGATTTTAAGAAACACACAAGAGGTTATCTATTACATAATACACAACCGGTTGATAAGATGACTGAAGAAGAAGCAATTGAGTATTTAATAATGAAAGACATACCAGAACATGTGTGGAAAGATTATGATAAATCTAATCGTAAGAGATTAGTAATTTGCAAAAAACAAAATCTCCCAGGTCACAGAACATGGCGTAATTCATGGAAGATAAATCAAGAGCTAGTAGCATAAGGAGAGAGAAATGACTACAATGATTCAAGATAAAGATGGAGTAATTGCTGCTGCTCCAGCATCAGTACCAGACAGGCATTTTAGAAATGCATGGGTATTTGATGATGATAAAGCAGCTATCACTGAAGACGTAACGGCAGCAAAAGAAATATTTAAAGAGAAGATAAGAGAAGTCAGAATACCTTTACTCGCGGCTGAAGATGTTACATACATGAAAGCACTTGAAACCAGCGATACATCTGGACAAACTACAAGCGCAGCTCAAAAGAAAAAGTTAAGAGATGCACCAGGATCATCTGCAATAACATCTGCAAATAGTATATCGGCTTTAAAACTTGCATGGGATGAAAGTTTGTTAGGAACAAATCCTTATAAATAGACTAAAAGGATTTTAAAATGGCAGCTCCAAGCTCACGCGCAACACTTATAGACTACTGCAAGAGAAGACTCGGTGAACCGGTAATTGAAGTTAACGTAGATGAAGATCAACTGGAAGACCGTATAGACGAGTCTTTACAGTATTATCGCGAGTTTCATTCTGACGCAACCATAAGAACGTATCTTAAACATCAAGTTACGGCTACTGATGTTACAAATGAGTATATTACTTTAGCAAATAATATTATATTTGTTTCAAAGATGTTTCCATTATCAAGTTCATTTCAAAATTCCAGAAACTTTTTTGATATTAAGTATCAAATGATGTTAAACGATATTGCTGACCTTATGAACTTTGCGGGTGACTTAGCATATTACGAGCAAATGCAACAGTATCTCTCTATGCTGGATATGAAATTAAATGGTACACCACAGGTTCAATTTTCACGAAGACAAAATAGATTATATATCTTTGGTGACTTCGCTGATGGCGACATTCAAGTAGGTGACTACATAGTAGCCGAAGTCTATACTGAAGTAAGTGACAGTGATCATACTTCAATATTCAATGATATGTTTGTAAAAGAATATACTACTGCATTAATAAAACAGCAATGGGGACAGAACCTAATTAAGTTTGAAGGAATGCAATTACCAGGAGGAGTCATTTTAAACGGAAGACAAATATATGATGACGCAACCGGAGAGATTGCAACTCTTAGAGAGAACTTGAGACTAGAACATGAATTTCCACCTGACTTTTTCGTAGGATGATATGGCAACTAATTTATACTTCAGTCAAAAAGTAAGATCAGAGCAGAACCTCTATGAAGATATAGTCATAGAAGCACTTAAGGCTTATGGCCAAGACGTGTATTATCTGCCACGTGACATCGTAAATGAAGACAAGATATTTGGTGATGATCCCGTATCAAGCTTTAACTCATCGCACATGCTTGAAATGTATATTGAAAACACCGAAGGATTTGAAGGTGAAGGAGACTTGTTTACAAGATTTGGAGTAGAAATACGTGATGAAGCTACATTTGTAGTATCAAGAAGAAGATGGGCAGATACTGTACAAAGGTACGATAACGAAATTACAACTCAGAGACCTGCAGAAGGTGATGTAATATATCTACCTTTAAGTAAGTCTTTCTTCCAGATTACTCATGTAGAACACGAAATGCCGTTTTACCAGTTAAGTAACTTACCAGTATTTAAGATGAGATGCCAGCTATACGAATATACTGGCGAAGATATGGACACGGGTATTGATGAACTCGATGATCTTGAAGGTAAGTACGCATACAAATATGTATTGACACTCGGTAATACAAGAGACAGCGCTCAGGCAACCGCAACGTTAAGCGCCGGCCAACTACAAGCTCTTAATATCACTGACAGTGGAAATAATTATTTTACTAATCCTCCTACTGTCACAGTAATTGATTCAACTGGACAAGGCGCTGCAATATCTGCAACCATTGATAGTAATAACGGTAAAGTAAATGGATTAACGTTAACTAACCCAGGTACTGGATATTCAAGTCCTACCATAAAATTTACAGATCCAGCACCAACAACTTTTCAAGTAGGTGAGACTATAACGAGTCCTAGCGGCTCAACTATAATGCGTGGTGAAGTTGTAAAATATTCTGACTCAGATGATAAGTTACATATTATACACGCAGGAGCCGATGATGGTAAGTATCATACTTTTGCTGCGACTAAACACGTGGTGGGTTTAAAATCTGGCGCAGGTGGTGTTATAACACTCGTGGTTGAAGATAATCAACTATCGAATAACGAACAAAATACAGAATTTTCAACAGGTGCAGACTTCATTGACTTTAGTGAGTCTAATCCATTCGGCGATGTGAGTAACAACTAATGTTTGGTGGACACTTTTATCATTCTAAAACTAAAAAAGCAGTGGCGCTGTTCGGCAGGCTTTTTAATAATATTAATGTGATAAGACAAAATTCTTCTGGTGCTGTGATAAGCCAACTTAAAGTTCCGTTATCATATGCTCCAAAATCTAAGTATCTTGAAAGAATAAGAGAGAATCCTAACTTAACTGAAGATACACAAGTTGCAATTAAGTTGCCACGATTATCTTTTGAGATAACTTCAATTTCATATGATGCGCAAAGACAATTGGCTAAAGTTGGAAACTTTACTACGAATGCTTCAACTGGAGAAAATACTAAGAGACAGCGTTTCTTTAATCCTGTTCCTTATTCAATAAATTTTCAGTTAAATGCTTATGCTAAATCGCAAGATGACGCATTACAAATCGTAGAACAAATACTTCCTACCTTTAATCCACAATACGCATTAACTATAAAGCCATTTCCTACTGAGTACCCTGGATTTAAAGAAGACATACAAATTATTATACAAGGTGTTTCNTTTTCAGACGACTTTGAAGGAGCGATGGAGCAAAGAAGAACAATAATTTACACCATGGACTTTGAAATGAAGTTAAGCTTTCACGGTCCAATAACAGATACTAGCATTATACGTGATGTTAGAGCAAAAGTATTTGATATTAAAGCAGGTCTTAATGATTCCGATATAGGATTAGAAACTATAGTTGTTACACCTAATCCTGTAAACACCATAGGACTTGATGATAGTACTTTTGGATTTTCAACCAATATTTTAGATAGTGCGAGTTAAAAAATGTATGAATACAGATGTAAAGTAGTAAAGATAATTGATGGTGATACAGTAGATGTTGACATTGATTTAGGATTTGGCGTATGGTTAAAGAAAGAACGAATAAGACTATATGCTATTGATACACCAGAATCAAGAACAAGAGATCTTGAAGAAAAAAAATATGGATTAGCAGCTAAGAAATTTCTAACGGGTATGTTAGATGATGAAGCTGGTATTAGACTTAAAACACAAAAAGATGCTGAAGGAAAATTTGGTAGGATTTTAGGCGAGTTATGGAGAACAACTAATTACGCTGATCAATCTATAAATGATTATATGGTTGAGAAACATCATGCAGTAAGATACTACGGTCAAGCAAAATCTGATATTGAAGACGAACATCTTAAGAATCGTAAGTTAGTGACATTAAATGAGTGATGACATGAAAAAGTTCTTTCCTCCAGAAGAAAAGAATATTGATAATGACTACAAGTATTCAAGAGATACCTACTACGAGCTTGTCGAAAAAGGTAAGCAAAGTCTGGAGCTAATGATAGAAGTTGCTAGAGAAAGTGAGCATCCTCGAGCTTTTGAAGTACTATCTGGTATGATAAAGAATATTTCAGATGTAAACGATAGATTAATGGACTTAAATAAAAAGAAGAAAGATATTGACAAGAAAGACGAGATCAAAAAGATTGCGAACACCACGAATAATCTTTTTGTAGGGTCTACGACTGAGCTACAAAAGCTACTTAAGAATGAATCGGATATAGTAAATGTCACTCCAAAACAGGAATGAAAACTATCTAGGTAATCCAAATATTAAAAAAGACGGTATTACTTCAAACTTCACAAAAGATCAGGTACTCGAATACGCAAAGTGTATGAAGGATCCTATTTACTTTGTTGAAAGATACGCTAAGATTATATCTCTTGATAAGGGTTTAGTATCATTTGAGTTATATCCATATCAGCAAAAGATGTTTAAGCAGTTTCAATCACACCGTTTTAATGTNGTTCTAGCATGCCGGCAGTCGGGAAAATCTATATCAGCNTGCGGTTACCTTTTATGGTTTGCTTTATTTCAATCAGAAAAGTCTATCGCGGTGTTAGCTAATAAAGGTGCTACCGCAAGAGAGATGCTAGCTAGAATTACAATAATGCTAGAAAACATTCCCTTCTTTTTGCAGCCAGGATGTAAGGCTCTTAATAAGTCAAATATAGATTTTAGTAATAACAGCAGAATTATTGCGGCAGCCACAACTGGATCATCTATTCGTGGTTTATCTATTAACTTATTGTACTTAGATGAGTTCGCATTCGTTGAGCGNGCAGCNGAGTTTTATACGTCNACATATCCNGTTGTATCATCAGGCGGAGACACAAAGATTATAGTTACGTCTACNGCAAACGGAATTGGTAATACTTTCCATAAAATATGGGAGGGCTCAATACAGGGAGTCAATGAGTATAAAAACTTTCGTGTTGACTGGAACGACGTACCTGGACGAGATGAAAAGTGGAAAGAAGAAACAATAAATAATACTTCACAGATACAGTTTGATCAAGAATTCGGCAATACATTCTTTGGAACTGGTAATACTTTAATAAATGCTCAAACACTGTTAGACTTTAGAGCAGGTGCGCCAAAAAAATATTTAGAAGGTGGTGACTGCTTAGTGTATAAAGAACCTGTTAAGAATCATGAGTACATATTAGTAGCGGACGTATCTAAGGGAAGAGGACAGGATTATTCATCTTTTTCTCTAATCGATATTAACGTTAGGCCTTTTGAGCAGGTAGTTGTGTATCGCAATAATACTATCTCTCCATTACTCTTCCCTAATATTATATATAAGTATGCCAATGTCTACAACCAAGCTTATTGTATCGTTGAGTCAAATGATCAGGGATCAGTGGTATGCAATGGATTATACTACGATTTAGAGTATGAGAACTTACANGTTGAATCTGCGGTGAAAGCAAATGCGATAGGAACTGAGTTAAATCGTAAGTCAAAGAGACTTGGCTGTAGCGCATTAAAAGACTTATTAGAAAATAATAAACTTAAAGTTGTTGACGAGCAGACAATACTTGAGATATCTACCTTTGAGGCAAAAGGGCAGACTTTCCAGGCTTCTGTAGGAAACCATGATGACTTAGTCATGAACTTAGTTTTATTTGGGTATTTTGTGTCATCAGCATACTTTTCTAATCTGACTGACATCAATATAAAAG